CCACTATGGCACTCTCCACTGAATACATCCTGTCTTCCATCTCAAATCTATATGGTGAAGAAGTAGTTGCAGCTGATGTTCGTGCATGGTGTGCTATGAATGGCACCACCTATCAGACTGTTACTAAGAAACTTGATGATTACAAAGTTGGTCGTGGTAAGTGGAACCTGACTGTCAAAGAGAAACTTGAGCAGTCTTATGAAGCACCTGCTGCTGCTCCTGCTATTGAACAAAACCTTATCCCTCAGAAAGATGATACCTTCGTCCAGTTTGGCAATTTCACTGATGTTAAAAAAATTGTTAAGTCCAATCTTTTCTACCCTGTCTTCATTACAGGACTTTCTGGTAATGGTAAAACACTCTGTGTTGANCAAGCTTGTGCTCAACTCAAGAGGGAACTGATTCGTGTTAANATTACAATTGAAACTGATGAAGATGACCTTATTGGTGGTTTCCGCCTTGTTAATGGTGAAACCGTCTGGCACAATGGCCCAGTCATTGAAGCACTCCAACGAGGTGCAGTCCTGCTCCTTGATGAGATTGACCTCGCCTCAAACAAAATCCTCTGTCTTCAATCTATTCTTGAAGGAAAAGGGATTTTCCTCAAGAAAACTGGCCAGTACATTGCGCCCACAAAGGGTTTCCAAGTATTCGCNACNGCCAATACTAAAGGAAAGGGATCAGATGATGGACGNTTCATTGGAACTAATGTGCTCAATGAAGCATTCCTTGAAAGGTTCCCAGTAACCTTTGAACAGTCTTATCCTGCTCCTGCAACAGAGCAGAAGATCCTTGAAGGTATTGCACTTGATCTTGGTATTGAAGATCGTGCCTTCTGTAAGCACCTGGTTGATTGGGCAGACATTATTCGCAAGACCTTCTTTGATGGTGGTATTGAGGAAGTAATCAGCACACGTCGCCTGGTTCATATCATTAATGCTTATAGTATCTTTAACAACAAAGAGAAAGCAATCCAGGTCTGCATTAATCGTTTTGATGATGAAACCAAAGCATCCTTTATTGAACTCTATGATAAAGTTGATGCTGACTTTCAAATGATTGACACTGAAGAAACTGCTTGATATAATTAATGATAAATGCCTGGTCACTTTTACATGATGAACTTTATGGAGATGAATCTATGACTATTGAATCAGCAACTACTAAAGATTACAATGATTTCTGGGGAGGAGATGGGCATAGTATGGTAGGCAATCATCTATTTGGTGGTATGTCTGATGATACTATTGACTTTTCTGGATCTGGAATCAATGCTGCTGACACAGTGAAAATGGATTATGTTGGTTTGGGTCAAGACCACATTACATTGATTAGTGGAACAGATAAAACTAGCGCTAAAACAAATACAATGTACAAATACAATGAGGAACAAATCCTCAATGAACTAAAAGATTATATTATTAGAACTTATAATCAGCATTACTCTGCTGGTGATGATAAGATTCAAACTCTTGATCTTATTGAAGCTTGTGGTGATGGTGAAGCATTCTGCAGATCCAACATTCTTAAGTATGCCTCTCGTTATGATAAGAAAGGCACTGCAAGACGTGACATCATGAAGATTTTGCATTATGCTGTTCTTCTGATGCATTTCAATGACAAAAATTCTCAAAAAGAAACTTACCCTCAGTGATGAAAACTCTTAACAATATGAAACTGTCTGAAACTACTGTCAATCTTCTCAAGAACTTCTCTTCTATTAATCAGTCTATTCTGTTCAAAGAGGGTAACAAACTGCGTTCTATCTCAGTGATGAAGAACATTCTGGTTGAGGCAACTGTTGAAGAATCTTTTCCCAAAGACTTTGGCATCTATGACCTGAACCAGTTCTTGAATGGTCTGTCACTCCATGCAAGTCCTGAACTTGATTTCAAGAGCAATGATTTTGTGATGATTAGAGAAGGCAAGATGCGCTCTAAGTATTTCTTTGCTGACCCTACAGTCATTGTTGCTCCTCCTGAGAAAGAGATCTCTTTGCCCACAGAGGATATTTGTTTTGAACTTAGTAGTCAACAACTTGAGAAGTTGAAGAAAGCAGCATCTATCTATCAACTGCCTGATATTTCTGCTATTGGTGAAGCAGGTGTGATTAAACTGGTTGCACGTGATAAGAAGAATGATACCTCNAATGACTTCTCTATTGTTGTTGGTGAGACTGATTCAGAGTTTGTCTTTAACTTCAAGGAAGAAAACTTGAAAATTGTCCCTGGTTCTTATGATGTTGTTGTCTCTCAAAAACTTCTTTCAAGGTTTACTAACCAAAACATTGATGTTACATACTTCATTGCCTTGGAACCAGACTCCACCTTTGGTTAAGAAAGACTATGATGGACCACTTTATGCTCCTTGGCATAAGGTGGTTGCAGGAAGAATGAAAAGAAAATGAAACATATTCTCTTTACATTAAAAGGTTGTCCCTATGATAAACTGAATGATGAAGCACTAATTCGTGCTACTCTAATTGGTGCTGCTGTTTTATGTGAGAGCACATTATTGGATGTATCTTCCCACAAATTCAGTCCTCATGGTGTCACTGCTATTGCTCTCCTTGCTGAGAGTCATATTAGTATTCACACTTGGCCTGAGAATGGTGTAGCAGTATGTGATGTTTTTACATGTGGAGATCACACAAATCCAAGATCTGGTGCTACTTACATGTATGAAACACTTGGAGCAACTGACATTGACTCTAAGATTATTGATAGAACAATTGAATGATTAATTATGAGTCGTAGTGAATTTGTTTGGGTTGAAAAATACAGACCCAAGAAAATTGAAGATTGTATTCTTCCTGAAAATACTAAAAAAACTTTCCTTGATTTCCTAGATAAGGGAGAGGTTCCTAATCTTCTTTTGTCTGGACCTCCTGGATGTGGTAAGACCACTGTTGCAAAAGCATTGTGTGAACAATTAGGAGCAGACTACTATGTCATCAATGGATCAGATGAAGGGAGATTCCTGGATACTGTCAGAAACAATGCGAAGAATTTCGCTTCGACCGTCTCACTTTCGTCAAGTTCTAAACACAAAGTCATTATCATTGACGAAGCTGACAACACAACCCCAGATGTTCAACTCTGCTTACGGGCGTTTACTGAGGAGTTCATTGGCAATTGCAGATTCATCTTCACCTGCAACTACAAAAACAAAATCATCCAACCACTCCACAGCAGATGCTCAGTCATTGACTTCTCCCTTAAAGGAAAAGAAAGACAAATACTTGCTGGAAACTTCTTCAAGAGACTCCAAGAAATCTTGGATACAGAAAGTATTGAATATGATAACAAGGTCCTGGTAGAACTTATTCAGAAGCATTTTCCTGACTGGAGACGTGTTCTAAATGAGTGCCAGAGATATGCATCAAGTGGTAGTATTGACTCAGGTATTCTTGCGAATTTTGCTAATGTTAAAACAGATGATCTCTTCAGGTGTCTCAAGAGTAAAGACTTTCCTAAGGTCAGAAAGTGGGTGGTGGACAATTTGGATAATGATCCTACTGTACTTCTTAGGTCTGTTTACGATGCTTGTTATGCATCCTTGGAAGGTGCTGGGATTGCTGCTGCTGTGCTTATTATTGCTAAGTATCAGTATCAAAGTGGATTTGTCGCAGACCAAGAAATAAACATGCTTGCCTGTCTCACTGAAATCATGGTGGAGTGTGAGTTTAAATGAATAAAAATGAAAGAGAAGAACTGATGTATGATGTGGCAGTTGCCATGTTAAAACAGATGTCACCAGGTAGTGTATTTCAGTTTGCTGTTGATAGACAATTGCAACTTATGGAACTCTATGATGATGATAAACTGAAAAAAATGTTGAAACAGTACAGTCCTAAAAAGAAAACAAAGGGAGGAGGATTCTGATGGGTTGGAAAGAAACAACAAATAAAGTTATTGCTAATCAACAAGTACAAAATATTGCTAAACTTCTTAATGGTGAAGTAAAGCATAAAATTATTACTGACTCTTATGGTTTAAACAAAAGACGTATTGAGATTACCTATGAAGACAAAGAAACAGAGGCATCAAGTTAAGTCAAGGTGGTACTATATATTTTGGGGAATTGCCACTGTATCAGTGGTCTCTGGTCAGATCTATGTTGGATCTGGTTTTAGAGCAATGAGTAATTCTGTAAATCAAGTATTGGAGAATATGAAATGAAGTACCTCCTAGCAGCAGCCAGTGCCCTTCTGGTGCTCTCTCCATTGGCAGAAAGTCCTGCCATGGCACACAAGGCACACAGGTTCAACAGACAGTACCAGACAGGCAGACACTGGCATCGTCACTGCCATGATGATGGAGTATGCCACACCCATACTCATACACACTATGGTAAGGATGCTGGTCACCATGGTAGATGGTTCATGCATGGTCTATACTCAGGGACATATCCTAAGTATGAAGATTATTGGTATCCTGGTTGGTATCCTGGTCCAGAGTGGCAAATTCACATTCACTAATTAATTATGAAATCTTTGAAAACTCCTCTTCGTTATCCTGGTGGCAAATCACGTGCCCTAACAAAAATTATTCCTCATATCCCAGACTTATCTGAATATCAAGAATATAGGGAACCATTTCTTGGTGGTGGTTCAGTAGCAATTCATATTACTAAGATGTATCCAGATTTGAATATTTGGGTAAATGATTTCTACACACCCTTGACTAACTTTTGGCAACAATTGCAAGAGAAGGGAGATGAGATGAGAGACTTTCTTGGTTCTCTTAAAAGATTTCATAATAATCCTGACAAATGTAAGTTGCTGTTCAACTCATCAAAGGGTCACATCAATGATGATAGTGTCAGTGATTTTGCAAAGGCTTGTGCCTTTTACATTGTAAATAAGTGTTCTTTCTCTGGTCTTACTGAGTCATCTTCTTTCTCTAAGATGGCATCAGAAAACAACTTTACTCAAAGAGGTATTGATAGACTTCCAGGTTTTCAAAAGATTATTGCAAACTGGAACATTACAAACTTGTCTTATGAAGAACTATTAGATGAATCTTCAGAGAGGAGATCATTCATTTATCTTGACCCTCCCTATGCTATTAAGGATAGTTTATATGGGAAAAAAGGAAACATGCATAAAGGATTCAACCATGACACTTTTTCTAGTGATTGCTCTGATTGTAGCATCGATATGCTTATCTCCTACAACTCAGGACAATTAGTAAAACATAGATTCCAGGAATGGAATATGGCAGAGTTTGATCATACATATACTCTCAGATCTGTTGGNAAATATATGAGAGANCAGAAAGANAGNAAAGAACTTCTTCTTATGAACTATGGTAAGAAGGCAAAGGTTCAACTTTCATTTGAAGGTTGTTATAATTTTGCTAAGTTGAAGAAGGAGGGT